TTTATTATTCTGTCTTTGTTATTTTCCAAAAACGTCATTAATTTTTCTGCTGCTTTAGATACTTTGTCAAATACCGAACCAGGTTGCACATTGCCCTCAACGTCAATTCCTAACATTCCTCTAATAATTTGTCCAACGCTGTCACCTATATTAGACATTCTGCCAGCAAATGTTTGAGATTGCTTTTCCATTAGATTATAAAATTTGCCACCTTTTTCACTCATAGAGAATAAAGCATTCTCTACTTCTTCAAATGATGGGGCAATACCATTCTCCATATCAGCCTTTATTTGTGCGGCAGTTTTGCCAGACTGTTGTGCTAATGCGTCCAATAATGGCACTGTTGCTTCCGTAAACTGTCTTAGCTCTTGTCCTGTCAATTTACCAGCAGTTCGTACCTGGCCAAACGCTAATGTTAGTTGTGGCAACTTATCACGTCCTGCACCAGCTGCAATATTACCTAGTGCATTAAATGTGGGTAGTATCTTCTCTGCATTGATGTTGTAAGCAAGTAGTGATTTCGCACCCTCTACTACTTGGGGCAAGTTAAACGGTGTTTTTTTAGCAAAGTCACTAAGCTCTTTCATTATCTTTTGGCCTTTTTCAGCAGAACCTAACATCGTATCAAAAGCAATTCTTGCTTGCTGATAATCACTCGTTGTTTTTAAAGCACTCCTGCCTGCAAAAAATAATGCTGTACCAGCAGCCATTATTCCAATTGAAGCCATACTAGCAGATTTACCAACACTAGATAATCGTGTTCCAACTCTTGATGTAGCACTATCAAACTTCGCAGTCTTTAAATCTAAATCATAATGAATACTACCAACATTAGTTGACATTTTTCTTTACCTCTTTTATTATTCTTGTTTCCTTGACAATACCGTCAAGTCCTCGTTCTTGCTTTTTTAATGAGCTTAAATAGCTTGACATTTCTTTACCATTTGTAGCTGTTGCATAATTCATTATTGTTGCAAGAGACTCTCTTGCAATTATTCTATACATTGCATTTGCTAGAGAAAAGAATGTAATTGTATACTCGTCTAGCACCTGCCTGTTGGTGTAGTTATAAAATCGCAAAAAGTCGGGTATCATCATTAACCAGTCCTCTCGGCTTTTGGGTCATCATTAAACTTCACCCCTCTTTCCGCCAATTCTTTATTGTCCGATGGCTCTATCGTTTCCATCATCTGTGTCATTACTTCTAATGTGCTTTGCATATCTAGCTGTATACCCTTTATCTCTGGTATAAGTTCGCCAAAAATCTCATTTAAATCATTTTCTGCGTTGGCTATTTCATTTTTACTTGCTGTCTTAGGGTCTTTAAATACTTCGCCAATTTTTGCTAGTACCAGCGTATGTGATAATCTCAACGGCTTACATTCTAGCTCTACACCTTTAACGTTTATTTTAAAGTTTTTTGGTTTTAAATCGTCTATTGTTACAGACATCACTTACTCCTAACTAATTAAATTACTATCCCTATAAGTTACTTGCACCGTTACTTTATAAATACTAGAGTATTCCAAATCACGGCTTACCAACTCAACATCGCCAATTATCAAAAACGTATATATCTTTGCCAAATCTAGTTCTGTTGTGTGCATTCGGTGTATAAATCTTTTTATGTTTTCTATTGTTTGCACCGCTTCTGAACCGCTAGTGTTCTTACAATAGACATTTACCACACTTTCCTCTATTGGCACATAATTATTCATTGTTCCAGCTAAACGCTCTACCCATATACAATTAGTTTGTTCTGGTGCTTGACTAACAAATACATCAACACCTAAAGTGCCAAAGCCGTTATTGGCTATATATGTCGCTACTATATCGGCTATATCCATATTATACCCTCACCCGTATACCGTGTTTTTTGAATAAAGGTATCATTTTCTGTATTTTATTATCACCAGCCGTTTTTAAATAAGCCTTGCCCGTGCCTGGTGTGGTATACTTTCTTATTACTCTTTTGCCGTCACCACCATATTCCTGGTAACGAGCGTATTCTTTATTGTAGCTAACTCGCCAATGTAAAACCTTCATTTTTTTTGCCAAGCTGTCACTTCGTAACCCGCCCTTTTTGAAAGGTGCTATATTTTTAGAATCTATTAAAATATCTTTACTAGCTTCCGCCAATGCGTCATCAAGTACCATTTTTGCTTTTACAGAAAATATAGGTAATTTATTTATAACTCTAATTCCGCCAACTCTGGTACTCATTACGATATTGCCCCGTATTTTGCTAGCTCTACTTTTATGAATTGAACATTTTTGTCATATAGTGTTCTAGCTTTTATAACTCGTTCTACTTTAAAGTGTTCGCCCTCATACTTTATAATATTGTTTCTGTCTATACCGCTGTCTGGCTCGAACCAAGCCATAGCGTCACTTTGTACTGTTTCGTTATTTGTAGATGTAACTTGTTGCGTAATGTACCTAAAATGGCAAGCTAATGCTGTTTCCCCGCTTGCTGTAAAATCACCGTATTTGTTACGGCTATATGTAACTTTGTGAGCTGTATGTAACAGTGGTGGTATCATTGCTATATTCCAGGAAATAAATATTTTATTCCATTTAATGTATCTTTTGCCTGGTCTGTAATATATTCTACTGAGTAACCCTCAATGGACTCACGTTTTTTATTGTTACCATTTAGTTCTACTACCAATGCCTCAATCAAAGCATTTTTTACTATATTTCTTATTTGCTCATCAGCATATATAGAAAACTTTGCCGTAACTGCTACATTGTTTATACCTGTTGCAAACTTGCCGTCACGGTTTCTAACCATTGTCTTTAACGTGTTATTTACTGGTTCTGCTGTATAATCTGATGTCAAAAATGTATATTCTACGGCTGTGTCATCATCAACATACTTTAAAGCAGTTATATTTGTGCAGGGGTTTATCGCTAAATGTTGTACACCTCCGTCAAAATATCTAGTTGTTTCACTTACTGCTTCAACATCACTTCCGATTATCTTTTCCAAGTAATCTTGCATTGTTGCATTTTGCAGAGTGAACGCACTTGTTTCTTCGGCAGTTAATGCACGTTTTAGTCTTGCTTCTACCTCTGACTGTGATATTAGTGCCATTATTTATCCTCTCATCTTTTCTTTTTTTATCAACCCCATTTTTATAGTTTCTAATCCTTAATAATGCACTGTTATAAAGTCCATCTAACATAATTATACCATTCTCCTTGATTTATTGTAATTATTTTGATATAAGGTGTGTGCCTTTTGACATTCCGAACACCTACACCCCTTAGTGTACATGCTGTTTGTAGCGTGTTTTAATTCACTTTTACCATTATCAACAATAGTTTTCTTCATATGACAGCTTTCACAAAGTAATTGACAATATTTCAATTCAGACATAAGTTTTTCTATTCTACCCAGTAACAATGTAGTAACCTCTCTGTTTTTAACAGCAGGACTAATGTGGTCAAATTGTAAATTACTACTAGTGCCACAATTATTACAGGTACCACCCAACCGTTCTATGGCATGTTCACGCCTTTGTTTATATCTCTTACTAGTGTAGTCACGCTGATAGCTTAATATTCTATCTTTGTTCTTTTCTCTATAACCCCTCATATATAAAGTTTGTCTACGCATAGTTTAATAATACCATACTATAAGTAATTATTATAGCACGAATAAAAAAGAAAAAGAGGTTTAAAAAACATAAACCTCTAATCTTTGCTAAATATCTATTAGCTAATAGTTGCAGGACCAACTCGTCCAAGCAAGCGTCCGTCCGTTGCAGAACGTGACTCATCTACTAATGCTGTAAATGTAACTTCAAAAACCGATTGTTCATCAATTTTGTAAGCTACACTAGCATTTTCTGTTGATACAGCCTTGAAAAGCGTAATTGTGCGTTGTCCGTCAGCATTATCACCTTGTGGTGTTAATACTAATTGCAATGCGTCATTCCGCAAGCTGTAACCTGCTTTTGTACCAAAGTGCAAATGGTCATCACTAGAACCTACATCGTAGTCAGCTTCAGGTATTACATAGGCTAAATTGCCTGGTGTAATTTCTGCAAGCTTTAATTTAACTGTGGCTTTTTGACCTGTTAAAACGTAATCTACGGGCGTATTGCCATACAAGTCTGTTTTAACCTCAGTTAATTCTCGTTCTATTTCTACCTCTGCACCGTCAACAGTGTGACCTAAATCAACACCGCCAAAGGTTACTAAACTACCAGCTGCGACATACAAATTGTCTAAATTAGCCATAGTTGTCCTTTCTTAAGTTACTCTTATTGATTTTGTTATGCGTCCTTTGCGAATCGTATCGTCTATAAGTACATGGCAGTTTTTACACAACCTAGCCCAATCACTCAATTCTCTTTTATACTCACCGCTAATGTTAGCCCATTCGTAACGCCAGTGTTCAGTTGTGTCACAGTTCTCACACTGTTGGGGTCTTCCTAAATAGTAACTAACCCAGTCGTGTAATGCCCCGTAACTAACTTCTGCACCACGCCAGTTAATGTTTTTATCATTAGCCGTCTCGCCCCTCTCAAAAGCGTTCGCTGGCACTTTGCCAGTTCTGAACTTATTGCCCTTAAGCTGGCAGGAATGTGAACAAGTCTTTTGCTTGATTTGACTCTTATACTTATTTTTAATGTGCTTTCCACAGGTGTCGCATAACCTAAACCAATAACCTGTGCCGTGTTGCTGTATGTCTTCCACGCAAAACAGTATAAACTATTATACTGTTCGGGTCAACTGACCGTACCTGTGCCAATAATTACAAATGCACCAGGAAAGCGAGTTTGTGGCACACAACGAAGTGTTGCTCGCATAGCCCAACTGTCTTGGGTGATAAGGTTAATGTCTGCGCCACCAGCGTCTTTTACTACACCAGAATCAAAGATTTTAGTTTCTAATAGTCGCTTAACGTGGATTTTTACTCTGCCCAAATCACCAAATACTGCAAATGGTTCATTAGCTGTAATATCACCCTTAGCAGGTAATACGTCAACTAATTCTACTGGTACACCGTCAATGTTTGCGTCAACGCTTTGTCCAGGTCCACCAAATAGATAGTTAGCAGCCGAGTTTGAACCATCGCCAGTTTTACTTTGACGTAGCATATTCCAAACAGTTGGATGCATAAAGTAACGTCCAGCACGTCTTACTGTGCTTACTACTTTGTATCTTGAGTCCATTGCGTCATCAGCAGAAAAGTCTGTGATAGCTGAACCAACAGATAAAGTCTTGTATGCTTCGCCTGAATCTGGTGCGTATAGCAATCCATAAGTTGCGTCAGTAAATACTAATTGGTCAAACAATTTTGCTCTAGCACGAGCAATTTCGTTTGCTGCGTCGTTCCATAGATTGATAGCAGCGTCCTCTATTACTTCGCTGGTAAATACTAACG